GTAAAACACCTGAAGAGGCAAAGGAAAAAACTTTTAAAGGATTCGCAGAAGGTAGATCTAAGTAATGTACGAGCAAAGTTTAGTTAAGACAGTTGAGCCGATAAAAAGGACTACTATATCCAGAATGAATAAGGGTAAAAAGTGGAAGTATGGGTATGACAAAGATCATGATATTATAGTTCTATCTCACAGCGGTCAGATAGGGGAAATAATAGAGATACAAAACTTAGTTATAGCTCTACCTAAGGTACCTAAGGATGTGTATAGCAACGCAAAAGATAAATGGGTTAAGTTTGAGCAGCCAAAGGAATTGGAGCGCTTAAAGAACATCTTTGATTGGCGTGCTTATCCAGAGGATCAAAAAGATAAATGGCATGATTATATAGACGAGGAATTTAAAAGAAGAGAAGAGGGATTTTGGTTTACTAATAATGGTAAGCCGACTTGGATAACAGGTACACATTACATGTACTTACAGTGGAGTAAGATTGATGTTGGCGCTGCAGATTTTAGAGAAGCAAATAGGCTGTTCTTTATATTTTGGGAAGCTTGTAAGGCGGATAAAAGATGCTACGGAATGTGCTACCTTAAGAATAGAAGATCTGGTTTTTCTTTTATGTCTTCAGCAGAAACCGTTAACTTAGCCACTCTTGCGAGTGATAGTAGATATGGAATCTTATCTAAATCAGGAGCTGATGCTAAAAAAATGTTTACCGACAAAGTTGTACCTATATCAATCAACTATCCATTCTTTTTTAAACCTGTACAAGATGGTATGGATCGTCCTAAGTCCGAGCTTGCTTATCGCGTACCTGCTAGTAAGTTTACTAGAAAAAAAATCACAGCTAATGAAAAGCTGGAAGATATACAAGGGTTAGATACAACGATTGACTGGAAGAATACTGGAGATAATAGTTATGACGGTGAAAAACTAGCTCTTCTAGTACATGATGAAAGTGGTAAATGGGAAAGACCAGACAATATATTAAATAACTGGAGGGTTACAAAAACATGTTTAAGATTAGGATCTAGAATCATCGGTAAGTGTATGATGGGATCAACATCAAACGCTTTAGATAAAGGAGGTGAGAACTTTAAAAAACTATATAATGCTTCAGACGTTACAAAAAGAAACAGAAATGGCCAGACAAAGTCTGGTTTATACTCTTTGTTTGTCCCAATGGAATGGAACTACGAAGGCTTTATTGATGAGTACGGAGTTCCAGTTTTCACTACTCCTGATGTCGATCGGTTCGACCCAAGTGGTGAACTAATAGATGTAGGCGTAATAGATAACTGGCAAAATGAAGTAGATGGTTTAAAAGATGATTCAGATGGTTTAAATGAATTTTATCGTCAGTTTCCAAGAACAACAGAGCATGCGTTTAGAGATGAAACTAAAGGAAGTATATTTAATCTTGTTAAGTTGTATGAGCAAATAGATTATAACGAAGAAATGTCCAGAACGTTAGGGGTTACTCAAGGTAACTTTCAATGGGTTAACGGTGTTAAAGATTCTCAAGTAATATTTTACCCAGATCCAAAAGGTAGGTTTAAAGTTAGTTGGATACCACCTCAGCAAATGCAAAACAACGTTGTATTAAAAAACGGTATTAAACACCCAGGAAACGAACACATGGGGGCCTTTGGTTGTGATTCATACGATATATCAGGAACAGTAGATGGTGTTGGATCTAAAGGGGCTTTACACGGGTTGACTAGATTTTCAATGGAAGATGCTCCTGCAAACAGTTTCTTTTTAGAATACTTATCTAGACCACCAACAGCTGAAATGTTCTTTGAAGATGTTTTAATGGCTTTAGTGTTTTACGGAATGCCAATATTAGCAGAGAACAATAAACCTCGTCTTCTGTATTATTTAAGACGAAGAGGGTATAGAGGTTTTAGTATGAATAGACCTGATAAGATATGGAACAAATTATCTGTAGCTGAAAAAGAAGTTGGTGGAATACCTAATTCAAGTGAAGATATAAAACAAGCTCACGCCGCTGCGATTGAAATGTACATCCAAGACCACGTGGGTATTAAGCAAGACGGAACTCACGGTGATTGTTATTTCAACGAGTTGATAAACGATTGGACAAAGTTTGATATAAACAAAAGAACAAAGCATGATGCGTCTATAAGTTCTGGTTTAGCTATTATGGCTAACAACAGGCATTTATACGCGCCAAACGCAAAGGTTGAAAAACCTAAGCTAAATATAAACGTTTCCAAATATAAGAACACTGGAAATAATTCACAAATAATTAAGTAATAAATATGGCAGAGTCTGGCATGAAAAGTTATTTCCCAAGTCAAACAGTTAGCGATGCTGAAAAGCTAAGCTACGACTATGGGTTAAAGGTAGGTAAGGCTATAGAGCAAGAGTGGTTTAATAACGACAGGGGGTCTAATAGGTATAAATCAAACCACAATGATTTTCATAATTTAAGGTTATACGCTAGAGGCGAACAGTCTATTCAAAAATATAAGGATGAGTTATCTATAAACGGTGATTTGTCCTATTTAAATTTAGACTGGAAGCCTGTTCCAATTATATCTAAATTTGTAGATATTGTGGTGAATGGTATAGCTGAAAGAACTTACGATATAAAAGCTTACTCACAAGATCCATTTGGACTTGATAAAAGAACTAAGCACGCACAAGCTCTGATGTCAGATATAAAAATGGAAGGCTTTAACGCATATGCCGCTCAGTTTGGAATGGACACAACAGAAAGTAATGTTGGTGAATTACCAGAAACAATTGAAGAAGCTGAACTGTACATGCAGCTAACCTACAAGCAAGCTGTTGAAATAGCTGAAGAACAGGCTTTAAACGTTTTGTTTGAGGGCAATAACTACGAGTTAATTAAAAAACAATTTTATCACGATCTTACTGTTCTTGGTATTGGCGCCGTAAAAACATCGTTTAATACTTCTGAAGGAGCCGTTATTGATTACGTTGATCCAGCAAACCTTGTTTACTCTTACACTGACTCACCATATTTTGAAGATATATATTACGTTGGTGAAGTTAAGTCTATTCCAGTAAATGAATTAGCTAAACAATTTCCTCACCTAAAAAGTGAAGATCTAGAAGACATAATGAAAAATAAGTCTTACAATAGGTCTAATTATAATTCAAACCACAACTACGAAAAAGAGGATAATAACACAATTCAAGTTTTGTACTTTAACTATAAAACATATATGAATGAAGTGTATAAGGTTAAAGAAACTAGTAGTGGTGCAGATAGAATTATACCAAGAGATGATCAATACAATCCACCAGAAGATATGGAAGGTGGGTACGGTAGAATGTTAAGATCTATAGAGTGTCTTTATGATGGCGCTATGATTCTTGGCACTGATAAATTACTTAAGTGGGAAATGGCAAAAAACATGATGAGGCCTAAAAGTGATTACACTAAGGTTAAGATGAATTACGCTATTGTAGCTCCAAGAATGTATAACGGTAAAATTGATTCTCTTGTTAGAAGAATAACTGGTTTTGCTGATATGATTCAACTTACACACTTGAAATTACAACAAGTAATGTCTAGGTTGGTGCCAGATGGTGTGTATTTAGACGCCGATGGATTAGCGGAAATTGATTTGGGCAATGGAACAAACTACAGTCCACAAGAAGCTTTAAACATGTACTTTCAAACAGGATCTGTTATTGGAAGAAGTTTTACTTCTGACGGCGATATGAATCCCGGCAAAGTACCTATTCAAGAAATAACTAGTGGATCTGGTGGTAATAAAATGCAAGCCCTAATCGGTACATATAATTATTATTTACAAATGATAAGGGATGTAACTGGTCTTAACGAAGCTAGAGACGGTAGTATGCCAGATAAAAACGCTTTGGTTGGGGTACAAAAATTAGCGGCAGCCAATTCAAACGTTGCTACTAGGCACATACTACAGGCTGGTTTATTTTTAACTGCTGAGACAGCAGAGTGTTTGTCACTTAGAATATCAGATATTATAGAATACTCTCCGGCCAAAGAAGCTTTTATCCAGCAAATAGGAGCGCGTAACGTTTCCACACTAGAAGAAATAGGTGATCTACACCTTTATGACTTTGGAATCTTTATTAATCTAGCTCCAGACGAAGAAGAGAATCAATTGTTAGAAAATAACATTCAAATGGCTTTACAGCAACAAAGTATTAACCTTGAAGATGCTATTGATATTAGAGAAATTAAAAATATTAAATTGGCTAATCAGGTTCTTAAAATAAGAAGAATTAAAAAAGAAGAAAAAGATAGGGAACTACAGTTAAAAAATATCGAAGCTCAAACAGAGTCTAACACTAAAGCCGCTCAAGCAGCTGCTCAGGCCGAAATGCAAAAAAATCAAGCACTTAACGCGGGTACAAGTGAAATAGAACGATTAAAGGCAGAGCTTGAATCTCAAAAAATGTCGCAAGAGGTAGCTCATAAAAAAGAGTTAATGCAACTAGAGTTTGAAATGAATATGCAGTTAAAAGGAATAGAAGTTGAGGGAAAAAAATCTGGTGAAAAAGAAAAGGAAGACCGTAAAGATGAAAGAACAAAAATTCAAGCAACTCAACAAAGTGAGATGATTGAACAAAGAAATGGTGGTAAACCACCTAAAAACTTTGAGTCCTCAGGTAATGATATACTAGGCGGAGGATTTGATTTAAGTAACTTTGGTCCTAGATAAGTTTATTAATTATTATTATATTATATTATGGAAGAAGAAAATGAAAAAGTAATCGAAGAGATTACGCAAGATCAAGCTGTGGAAACAGTTGATGAAAGTAAATTTGAATCCGCTGGAGATGACAGCATAATGAAGGTAGATTTAAGTAAACCCCCAATACCAAAACAAGATGAAGTTAAAGAAAGTAACGCTGACAACAGCGGAGTGGTTGCAAGCACTGAAGATGCCGACACCACACAAGAACAAGAAGAAGTACACGCGGAAACTGAAACACAAAAAGCTTCAATATTAGAAGAAATTACTGAAGAGCAAGTTGAAGAAGTTGAAGAGCAGGTTGAAGAAGCTATAGCTGAATCTCAAGCTACTGGAAAACCTTTACCAGAAAATATACAAAAGCTAGTTGACTTTATAGATGAAACTGGTGGGGATATAAATGACTACGTTAAGCTTAATCAGGATTACAGTGAAATGGATAATCAAGATCTATTACACGAATTCTACAAGCAAACAAAACCTCATTTAAACAACGAAGAAATTAACTTCCTAATGGAAGATCAATTCTCATTCGACGAAGATGTTGACGAAGATAGAGAAATACGTAGAAAGAAATTAGCGCTTAAAGAGCAAGTTGCCAGCGCTAAAAGCCACCTAGACGGGCAAAAGTCTAAATACTATCAAGATATTAAAGCTGGATCGAAGCTCACAGAAGAGCAACAGAAAGCAGTTAACTTCTTTGATAGATACAACAAGGATTCAGAAGTAAATCAAAAAGCAGCTAAACAAAGTACAGATGTTTTTACTCAGAAAACCGAGCAGGTTTTCAATGACAAGTTCAAAGGTTTTGAATACAACGTCGGGGACAAAAAATATCGATTTAATGTTAACAATGCTAACGAGGTTAAGAATACCCAAAGTGATATAAATAATTTTACCAAAAAGTTTTTGGATAAAAATAATACATTATCAGATGCTAAGGGTTACCACAAATCTCTTTACACGGCTATGAACGCTGATGCTGTTGCAAAACACTTTTATGACCAAGGTAAAGCAGATGCTATGAAAAATAGTATTGCTAAAGCCAAGAACGTTGACATGAGCCCAAGACAAAGTCATGGGGAAATTAAAACGAGTGGTACAACATATAAAGTGTTAGGTGAAGATTCTTCTAATTTTAAGTACAAAATTAAAAACAATAAATTTAAAAATTAAAAAAACAAAATTATGGCAATTACTCCAGGGGGTAATTTGAATAGTGTACCAAATTCACAACAAATGGCACTATCTTCAAATTACATAGATTTCACAGACGGTTCAACCGGATGGGAACAACAATACTTACCAGATCTTATGGCTGCAGAAGCTGAGGTCTTTGGTAAAAGAACAATTTCAGGCTTTTTAGAACAAGTTGGTGCTGAAGAAGCAATGGCTTCTGACCAAGTGGTTTGGTCTGAACAAGGTAGATTACATTTATCTTACAAAGGAACCGTATCTATCGCGGATTCAGTTATTACAATTGTAAGTGATATTGATGGAAATATAGCGGGTGATGGGTTTGCTGTTGCATCTCACGGTGTAAGAGTTGGAGACACTTTACTTATATCAGTAGCTGGAGGATCTTACAAAGGACACGTAACATCTCATTCTTCAACTTCAACATTCATTTGCTTGCCTTACGAATTTGAGCATTCAACTGACGCTCCAGGGTTTGACACAAATGATGCTGTTTGTTCTATCTTAGTTTACGGTTCTGATTTCAACAAAGGAACTAATGGACAAGGAAGCTCAGACACTAATCACGCTTCAAACACTGTAACGCCTGCTTTTAAATCTCACTCTAACAAAGCAATTATCATGAAAGATATTTTTGAAGTATCTGGATCTGATACTTCTGCTATTGGTTGGGTTGAGGTTACTGGTGAAGAAGGACAAAACGGTTACTTATGGTACATGAAAGCTGAAGGAGACACTAGAGCTCGTTTTACGGATTACTGTGAAATGTCTATGTTAGAGTCAGTTAAAGGTGTAGCTGGTAATTCAACACTTGATACAGCTGGCCCAATATTAGGTGCTAACTTTGGAACTGAAGGTTTGTTTGCTGCTATTGAAGATAGAGGTAACGTTACATCTGGAATCAACGGTGTTACAGCGGCAGTTGATTTAGCTGAGTTTGATGCTATCTTAGCTGAGTTTGATAAGCAAGGTGCTATTGAAGAAAACATGATGTTTGTAAACAGAGCTACTTCGCTAGCAATGGATGACATGTTGGCTTCTATGAATGGATTTGGAACAGGTGGTACTTCTTACGGAGTGTTTGATAATTCTGAAGACATGGCTTTAAACTTAGGTTTCTCTGGTTTCAGAAGAGGTTCTTATGACTTTTACAAGTCTGATTTCAGATACTTAAATGACAAAGCTACTCGTGGTGGAAGCATTGATACTGTTAGTAATATTAGAGGAGTGGTTATACCAGCTGGTGTATCTTCTGTATATGACGAGATGTTAGGGAAAAACCTTAAAAGACCGTTCTTACACGTTAGATATAGAGCTTCACAAACTGAATCTCGTAGATTTAAAACTTGGGTTACTGGTTCTGTTGGAGCTGCTACTTCAGATTTAGATGCAATGACAGTAAACTATCTTACTGAAAGATGTTTAGTTGTACAAGGTGCTAACAATTTCATGTTATTGAAATAAGCATTATTTATACTAAAGAACCGGGGCTTCGGCCTCGGTCCTTTTATTTTTATTAATTTATATTATATTATATTATGGCTAAAAAAGCTAACACAAAGAAAGTTGAGGTAGAACCTCAAATCGAAACAATGGAAGAAG